TTCTACGTCGCCACGACCACGCAGAATAACCTGGAAAGTAACAATGGATCCTAGATCAACAAACAATAAAGCCCTCTTGGAAGCACAAGATACAAAATATCTCACGAAGCTACTAGCTAGTGCTTACAAACTTGAATTTGCACCCGACCCTTTCACTATGGACGCGTTACACCAGATGTATGCACCCATGAGAATCGAACCGGGTACTGGAATGCCAACAGACCATCCGTTAGCAGCTGCTCACCAACGCATCGCGCAAATTGAGGCATATAAATATGCAAAGCAGCACCAACCGATCATAGAAATCGGACCGAATGCAGTGAACTTCATGACCATCGCGCAAAACAATCCGCAGGTTCACGGCTGCACCATGTTATCTACGAGAGATCAACAAAGGCACACCAACGCCGCTAACTCCGTCAAGGTACGTGGGTGCAGGGATAGAAATTACACCATTAGCGTCGGAAGATTGGCCAGAGGCATACCCGACATGAAATTTTGCACTAGAGGGTGGCAAAATTGCAAATTCCAAGCTAATCACGCAATCGCCGTTCACTCTTTGTATGACGTATCATTGCATGAATTAGCCGCAGGCATGTACAACCACAATTGCCTGAACATCGAAGCATGGATGCACTTCCCAATGGAAGCACTGGAGACAGACGAATGGTCTAATTACCAAAATGCATACCACTTCCAAGTCGTACAGAGGAATGGAAAGAAGACGATCAATTTTTCATTCCTTGGAGACGCATCTTTCGGATACCAACATGAATATGACACGTGGATGAACTATCTCAAAATTGGCGGTATTGACACACCATATGGATTTTCGCTACTCATTGAGAAGCAGTACCACAAAGGTAGCCAATGGAAGCTGAGAATATCCCGAGTCAATATCGCCGGTTCCTTCTACTACAGAATACCAACAGCGTTCAAGACAGTTTGTAAGGTACCGGACTTCCACGTGATGGCTAAAAGCGCTTTCACCAAACATCAACCGATTGTGTACATCAACACTGACACCAAGAAGATCAAGAAGATGCTCGAATTCCTCTCCTCCAGAGATGGAAAAGGTTTCACTCTAGAAACAGCGAAAGCATACGGCAGAACATTGATCACAGAGATAAGATTCGACAAAAGAGTCGTCGAATATGAATGGGACATCAGCGTCAAGGATTTCAACAAAGTCTGCATGGCAGTGTTCATCCTTGCCACACTCGAGAAGAGAAGGGAAACCAAGATCCTGCAACTTGCCACCAAGCGGATGAATGACCTCGACAAAGATCAAGCGTGGTATGATAGGCTCGTAGAAAAAGTCGGAGACACTTTGAGTTACTGTTTCGACTTGTTCGAAAGGGAATTCAATAGTCTTTTCGAATACGCACCATCCCCACCAGAGAGAGGTCATGGCACTAAGAAGCGAGAAGCAACAGCATTATTGCATGGAGACACAAAGAACATATTCGCTAGAGCCACCATCGAGTTCTACCAAGAACTTCAAGTTGAAAACAGAGTTTCCGACTACAGCGAGAACATCCTGGATTTTAAAATCCATCCAATACCATCCGAACCGGAACCATACACAGCCGAGGAATTGGACAAAGTCAATGACAATCGCATGAAGGAAGCCATGGAACTTCAAGCGAGTGCCCCTCCATTAGATGGAGAACCAAATGCCACAATCCATCTTCAAGATTGGACGTCAGAATTTGGCATGAATGCTAAATATCCAAAAATGTCGGATGAACAAATACAAAAAGAGTACGAATCGGAAGACCAACACCAGACTCTTATTACTGAATTAGACATCCAGATCGCCAAATGCGATGCGGATGACAGCACAGACATAGATGGACAAACAGCCAACCGACTCAAAGACGTACTCAATGACGCGAGGAAACATTTCGCGTTGAACAAACCAACAAAATTGCACGTGGAAAACATGGCATTGTTACAAGGCGGACCAGGCTGTGGGAAAACCAAATTGATCGTTGACGACTATGTACCAAGCTTACTCGCTAACAAACCCACGGCCAAAGTGCTAATCCTCACACCAACAAATGCACTTATGAAAGAGTACGAAGCCAAGATGGTCGCATTCTCCACCAACGTCAGGTGTATGACCATACATAAGGGAATCGCCTTCTTGGAACAAATCCAGCCCGAACTAGTCGTCATCGATGAGGCATTCCTCCTACCACTCGCCTTCATCAATCACATCGCGAGCAAACACCGCGTGCTCCTGCTAGGTGATCCGTGTCAAATCAACCACGTGGACTTCCTAGGGCAATGGGGAAGCGCAACGAAGTTGAGGGAAGTAACTCACTTAATGCCAACAGTCGTGCTCAGCAAGAGTCACAGATGCCCAAAAGACGTGCTGCAAATCAACCTCATCAAGACTGCCTACCCTGGCTTCTTCACCAAATCCCACGTGACCAATTCAATAGAACACATGGGGCCGAAATTCAAGAACGAAAATGCGCAAGTTCTCTGCTTTACCAACGACCAAGCCCAACGCTGCCAATCTAATGGAGAAACAGCGACGACAGTGCATAGAGCGCAAGGTAAAACGTACACCAATGTCGTCATGCATTATGGCGGTACAATAGAAGAGGAAAAGTTGTTGAGAAGCAGTCCGGAACACCTTGTAGTGGCTTTGACCAGGCATACCAATAAACTCTACATACGCGATCTTTCAACGATAGGAACTGGACCGTCACCTGGGTTGACAACATATCTTAATAAGGATTTCCCACTGACTAAATTCTCAGAAACCGCAAACCTCGAACCAACAACAAAAGACCAATTCGAAGTCAAGAAACACGAGGAAAGGAGAATTGCGGAAAAATACGAGAAGACAATACCACTAGAGCAAGATGCAGAGTATCCTCAATGCTCAGCAACAGAAAAAGCAGTGGAATCCATCTTGCACTCTATTTATCCCGTCGCACCAATGCTAGAATTCCAGAGCGTCATAACTACTGAATTATCACCAGGAGAGGATGCAAAAGGCAAATTGCGATTGTCAGAACTATCCAAAGACAAAGAGTATGAGACGAAGAAACACACAGTCCACAAATTCATCGCGGGACAGAGAGTCAAAATCACTCGTACCAACGACCAACTCATGTCACTCAAATCCATGCTCGGAAGACTAACTAAGAAGACTATCAATCTACCGGAATCCCAAGCAAAAACAGAAGCCTCAAGAATGTTCAAGGAGGTAGAACAACACTTCAACTGGGAAATTACTGACGAAGACCGAAACAATTGCTTCATGGATGCTGTCGAGAGATTCCAGGAACGAGGACATGACATGACTAAACTCAAAGATGTCACCACATGGACTGAAAGAAATGTTAACCTAGTAAAGAACCACCTCAAAGCACAGCAGAAACCATACACCGATTCTGATCCACTCATGAAGGAGAAGGCTGGACAAGGGATATCAGCGTGGGACAAAACACTCAATTTTGAGATGTGCGCCTACACTAGATTACTAGAATTGGTGTTGGTTAAGAGAGGGACAGGAAAGATCAAAGTCATGACAGGAAAATCAGATACAGACATCATGATAGATCTGGAGCAAGATAACGAACCGGATGATCTTTTCGTTGAGAATGATTGGAGCGAATTCGATTCATCACAAAACAATTTGACTAGATTCATATTGAGAAAGGCACTACTGAAACTGAACATCCCAAAGGCACTACTAACCAATTTCATGGCTATGTTGACAGAAAGACGAATATGCGACAGCTTCCTCACGATAATGGTAAACGACAAGAAAGACTCTGGTGCGCCACACACTCTCATAGATAACTGCCTCTTCAACATGGCAGTTTGCGCGTGCATCATCAAAGATTATAGAGTCTTATACATCAAAGGGGACGACAGTTGCGCCAGAGGAAAGAATGTACACTTCGATCAAGCAGAGATGCTGAGGTTAGGTGGCTACGGATACAAATTCAAAGCTTTCGAGAATCCTTCAGGTTCCTTCGTTTCCTTCATCATCAACAACAACGGCGTCGCATTTGACTTACCTAGAATATGCGCTAAGGTCCTTACCCGTAATTACATCAACAAGGAAGATTTCGACAATTATCGGGATGCTATCGGAGTATCACTAAGACATGTCCGTCGCGACGCTGGACTCAACATGGTCGTAGTGAACGCATTGCATTACCGCAAGAGCACTCAACAAATGGACACACTACTCTCATTCCTGAAGAAATTCGCCACTGGTGAAGTACCATTCTCCAGGACCGTCGCCATGGAATCTTGCCAGCGAATTGCAGACCCAATCGACTACGGACACACAGAAATCCTGGAGACGAAGTTCACAACACAACTACCAGTGAAAATTCCGAATACCACCACCAAGGACGCTACCTCCTACAGGATGGTGAAGAAAGTACTCAGCGCTCCTATAGATCTGATGATGGGCTCAGGTAGATTCTTCGTCTAATCTCAATTATGTTATTATTATTATATACGGTTATGTGATCACCTAATCACTGAGGAATATACGGTTATATTGCATACCTAATGCTCTTATTGATCCTCTATTACAGGTATAATATTGTAAACAAATGGGTAACACGCTCTCCAAATGCCTAACTCCCAGCGCAAAACCAAAACCGCAACCTCCAAGGTTGTGGCAACTATCAAAAGAATGTCCATCAAACCTAACACTCGTCGCCGTCCTAAGACCAAGAAAATGAATCCAAAGTCAGTCTCACGCAGATCGGCTCAAAAGATTCCTTCCATCCAAGCACCATGTCTCATCAAAGACGTGGAACGCCTAACAACTATTAATATACCAACAACCACCACAGCAGGGCAGCTCCTTTACAACATCGCAGCAAACCCAATGGTATGTCCTAGACTTTCCGCAACTGCAAGCCAATTCGATTCTTGGTATGGTAACATGTCCATGGAAGTCGAAACCACCGGCAATGCATTCTCCAAGGACTTTGTTGTCTTAAGACACTTGGCAAACGGCGACCCTTCAAGAATACCGACTGTAGCGAACAATTTGCTAAATCTCGCAGAAACTTCCGAACGCAACGGCGAGCAAGCTAGACTCCAACTAGACTGCAATCGCAGAGCTAGAGTAACAGCAATCTGGTCTGAATCATACAATCCACGCAAACCAATAATCGACAGTGACCCAACGGAGTGTAACCTTGGACAATTTATCATCGTTTCCAATGGCTCCCCTGGAACTGAAGCTGTTTCCCTCGTCGTTCGCATGAGGTATCGCATTCACTTCTTCTCACCCATCTATGAACCTTGGACTTACGACACTTCTAAGATCTTTATGAGCGGAGGAACCATCAGTACAGCCAATATGTTTGGAACAGCACCGACGATCACTGGTAATGGATCGCAATCAATAGTGGCTAATAACCAAATCAACTTTCCGAAACAGGGCGCTTATACCATAAACTTCAACATGCTCGGATCTGGAATTTCCACTTTTCCCACTTACACTGCTTCACCATCCGTGACTAGCAGCGTCACTTTCGCCACAGTCACGACCGCAACCGCTAGCACCGCAAGCTGGGACATCGTCACATCTAGCACAAACACCGTCCTTACCTTCGTAGGAAACGGAACCATCACCAACTCAAGACTCGAAATCAGTCCCAACTAGAGGGTTTTACATAATCATGTCTAAACCACGCAAATGTTACCACTGCGATTCTCGAGCAACGATCACCAACAAAACAAACGAAGGCCACATGTACACCTACTGCTATAGGTGCTATGGTGAGCATACCATCTACGTGGAGAGACCCTCCACTAAGACCGAACAAAATAGCAAAACCTGATTGAATACGAACCAAATCAATCTTGTAGTATCCAATAACATTGGATAGAAC